TAGCACTGACGGGTGAAAAATCACACGCATCAACCATCGACTTTAGTAACAATAGGTATGGTTCAATGGTTCCAATTCTAAGTGTATGGATATTAACTTTCTCGCCAAATAACTCAATAATACAAGTGGTTTTGGGTTCAAACTTTATTTTTGAACCAAGTTTTTCTTTTTTTCTTTTCAATCTTGTTTTTAGCACCATGATGAGTGCATCATTCTGTGTAGCCACGTATGTAAGCTCCTCTCCATCTATATTCATTGCCATTCTCTAAATATTGCACAACTTTAACTGGCTTAAATTTATTAAACATTTCCTCAAGTGAAGATACTCGATGAGCTTCGTTTGCAGAATAACCCCAATACCTATTATCACGATTTGAAGATGCGTACAACACAACTTTGTTTAATTCCTTATTTTTTACACATCTAACAAATACTTTTTCAAGTACACCTTTTGAATTAAGTGATAGATAAGTAGTTGTTTCAACATATGTACATCTATCAATATATGGCTGTATATGCTCTTTAAGCTCATCAAAAGTAACTGTATGATATTCGGTTTTTGTGTAATCAATGGGCGACCACTCACTATCATGTGATATATGGTCTTCAAAGATATGATAGTCTTTGTGTGGGTGCTCTTCAACGGAATAAAATCGTTTCGTCACTGAAGAATAGTTAATCGTTAATCCTGTTGCTAATTCAAAGAACCAGAACCTTTTACCTTTACTGTAAGGTTTTACGTATTCTACATAGGGAACAGCGGTATTCAAAGTATAATCAGGATTTTCTGTACAAAATTGATTTATCCGATATGTGTCATTCTCATTGAAATCACTATAATGTAGGCTCCACAGGTCATGCTTTCCAAGATACACATATCGCCCTCCATTGGCATTTGTATATGTATAACCAACCTTTAAATCTTTACCTTTAATATACTCGCCGTGGAATAATAGATTAGTTCTCTTTTCCATCGCTTGATATTCTGGAGCACAAACAGGAACCAGTAATAAATCTTTGCCATCCCAACCGTAAACAAATTCTCCTTCGAGGCCCTTACCTTTTACGCTGTTTGTATTTTCAAGTATGTATAGAAGATTTGGAAGAGTGATTTCAAATTCAAATCCTCTTGGGTCATAGATACGAATATAGGACTTTCTTGCATCCCAATGATATGCATAACCACCAACATTTTTGTTTAGTACAAAACCTTCAGTTGGTGTATTATCATATTCTTCAGGTTCAATATTCTTGTCTCTCCAATGTTCCCACGAATCTTGTTTACGAAGTTTTCCTTTATCGTCCCAGTAGATAACATAAGCAAGTTTCTTTGAATAAGTATCAGACCTTTCATTGAAACCAACTTTTAATCTTTTTGGAATAAATATATTACTCGTCATCTTCTACTTTTTCATGTACGCCATGATGTAATGTCGCAACAAGTTCTCCATTCTCATTTGTACTCATACTAACACTTGCAACAAAACAATCCTTATCTCTCATGTCCCAAGTGTCAATTTTAATCTTTACTTCTGTGTCGGGGTCAATGATTGCAAGAATTTCTCTTAATTTACTAACAGTCATTGTTATGCTCCTTTACTTTTTTATTTTATTATATAGTATATGGAAAAAATATTCAACTATTAATCGTAACTAACTTGTTTTCCTTCTTCTCTAAATTGTACAAATGTGGGGAATTGTAAACTTTCTTTTCCTGTCACTTTATCATGAGTAATTTCTTTGTATTTTACTTCTGCAATACGTCCAAGATACTTATCTCTATTATTCCATATTTCGTCCTTCATTACATCTGTGAAACCACCAACACCAACAAGATTGTCCTTGTACTTAACAATCAATGCACCCAAAGTACCTTCAAGTCTACCTTTGCCTTCTTCAAATCCCACAACCTCAAGGTCCATTGTGTAGAAAGTTTTTACCTTAAGTAAACCGTTATGTCGTTTACAATAATAAGGAACATCACGTGCAAGCATACAACCCTCTTTGCCCTGAGAATCCATTTCTGCAAGACAAGTTTCAATCATTGAATGGTCATTTCCTTCGTACAGAAAATCTACAACACCAATATGATTATATGCCCCGTTTGAAATCCACTCACAAACTTGGCACATTTGGCTCATTCTATCCTTATAGGTTAGTTTACTTTGACCATTTTTAAACTCACTGCAAGGCAGCAAATCGAAGATTACAAAAGATAAAGCGGTCTTGTCCTCTGCGTCTGATGTTAGTAGTCCTGTACCAATACGAAAGTTTTCATTATCACTTAGGTTGTCAACATTCTTTCGTATAATCTCACCATCAAAGACCATATTGACATCAAAGTTACTTCTGAGACGATTCAAATCTTTGATTATATGGTCAACATTTGTAAACTCTTTTCCTTGCCTACTAATCAACTTTCCATCAATGTAAGTTGCACGATTACCGTTTAACTTTTCGGACAAACAAATCCATTCGTTATCTTTTAACTTGACATTTTTAAGTGCATTTGCTTGCTGCACTTCATGCACTTTAATCAGTCCGGGAATAGCATTGTTAACAAGTTTAGTATCAATACCTAACCTTAGTGACTTGGTAATAATCTTTTCAAGCATATCTTTATATTCAAGTGCTAATTCTTCAGAAATGAAACCAGGTCTGAACAGTGCATTACAATAAACTAAACTAATATAATCCTGACATACATTGATATCAACATCAGTTCCTGTATTGTGCTCTTTCAAATATTCAATAATTTCAAGTATTGATTTACATTTATGTTCATGTGGCAGTTCAACCGAACCACTCAATACTTTATGCATTTTCTGTTTACTAATTCCCGTAACAATTGTTTTGTCAAAAAGGAATTTAAGAAACTCTTCAACACCTTTGTTACCTTGATATTTAGCAATTATAGCTTTCTTCTCATTTGTGGAAGAGGTTGACTTTATCTGGTTACAAAAGTCATAGATATCTTTTTCAATATCAATGTTCACTTGTGCTACCGAACCCACCTGTTCGAACATCATCAACATTATCTCCTTCAACTGTAAAGTATGGCATTATGATACCCTGACAGATTGCATCCCCTGCTGTTATGCTTAGAGTTTCTCCATCAGGTGAGTCATTGTAGAGTTTTACCCACATATGACCTTCATTCTTTTCATTATTATAATAGTCAGCGTCGATAATTCCAACTGTATTGTAAAGTTGTACTTTATATTTGAACCCTTGACCACTTCTTGGTGCAATAACCAGCACTTTGTCACAATCAAGTTGTGCTTTAATTCCAGTTGGCAGCAGTATACTTTGTCTAGGTTTTAATTCAAAGGAGCATACACTAAAAATATCATAACCTGCCGAATACATTGTGGCTCTCTTAGGCAGCTTAATCTGTTCATAACCAATAAAAATATCTAGATTATCTTTCTTAAACTGAGAGTAACTTATTTTTTCAAATTTCATGTTTAACCTCTATATACAAAAATAGCTGCAAGGTATTCCTTGCAGCTATTTATTATTCATCAATGTTAGTTAGCTGCATCTTCACCATAAGAAGGAAGAATCATTGAAATATCTTCTCCTGCAACTACTTCAGGTAGCTTACCGTCCCACTTGTCGAGATACTTTTCTTTGAGGGTCTTGTCAGTGATAGAATTCTGAAGAAGTTTATTTGCTTCCGCTTGCGCCTCTGCTTCAAGCAATTTTGCCTTTGCATCAGCTTCTGCTTTTGCTACCTTTGCTTCATTTTCATATTCAGCCTTGAGTGCTTGCTGTTCTGCAATCATCTTCTCTTCAACAGCTGTTTCAAACTGGTCACTAAAATCAATGTTAGTAATTGCTACACTTGTGATATTTACATGATATCCAGTACCAAGTGCGTCTTTTACAGATTCAAATGCTTTAGCTGAAAGTGTTTCACGCTGTGCAATGATTTCCATAGCAGTAAGTGAAGAGCAAACACCTTTTACTTTATCTCTAACAGTTGGTGTAATTCGAGCTTCAAGAGTTGTAAGGTTGCCATACTGTGTGGTAATTTCCTTAATCTTATCGGGCATAATCTGATACTGGAATTTAATTGCAAGTGTCATTTGCTGTGCATCACTCGAGTATGCCATATCTTCCAGAGTTACTTCCTGTACCTTAGTGCTATACGTTGTGTAAGAATTGAGTACCCAGAAATCAAAATATGTACCAGCATCACGAGTATTCTTAATCTTACCGAGAGACTTAACAACTGCTACTTCACTCTGGTCAACAGTATGGAATGACCAAGGGATGAAAATAAATCCAATTACACAGATTACACAGAGAACAATTGCGATAAGTCCTTGCTTCTTGAGCTTCTTGTTCTTAGCAATAGTCTTTTCTGACTGTTCACTATAATACGAGGATTCAACCTTGCTGTAACTACGGACAGCATAAACAATAGTTCCTGCAATAAGAGCCAGGAAAACTAAACATAGAATAATTGCAATAGCCATTTATCTTTCTCCTTAATAATTATGAATTATGTTTAAGCAAATATGAATTTGCTACATTCTTAAATGATTCTTTTCCATCAAGGCTTCTGTAAACGATGCCTTCACGAAGTACTTTAGGATTTACAACTGAACTACCTTCCGCTTGCTCTTTCATTTCTTCCATTGTTTCAGGAAGTTTGACAACACCAAGGATAGGTACCCATTTCATACCCCAGCCTTCAACAATATCCTTTCCTTCCAATGAGCCGTGTCTTCCATATTCTGAAGTTTTAAAGTTGAATATGTATAGGTCATCAGAGTCAAGTTTAAGTGGGTTCCCTTGTACTGAACCAACACCCTCACCTTGAATACATACCCACTTGTAATCAGTATGTAAATCAAGATAATCTTTAAGATGTTGTTCAATATTGTACTTAAATGCAAGGTCCCAATAGATATTATGGTCGTGATATGTAACTTGATTTTCGTCCGCTTGTCTTACATTACGAGAACAAACGTAGAACTCAAATTTATTCCTACCCTTACGTTCAAGAGCGTATGTACAAGAGGTACCATCAAGCTTTTCAGTTGTTAACCATTCTCTATCTTCCTGTAGTCGCCAGGGCTGGTTTTCAATTCGTTCTTCATCAGTCTTCGAAATAAAAGAAGGAAATCCACGAGGATTATCTTTCTTTTTACCAAAGAAGAAAAACATGACCTTTCTCCCCCAAGCTCGTTTCATCATCCATCTTGCCCAAGGCTTCTTGAATAGTTTCTTATGGCGTGATTTCATTGAATCATATTTTGCATTAGGGTTGCCATTCTTACGAGTATTGTCTTCTGCTTCTGCATATACAACTTTTAGAATCTCAGTGACATCAGTTCCTACATCTTTTCCTTCTAATTCAGGAAATGCGGAAATAGGCATAATAAGACCCTGTGACAAAACTTTACACATCTTTAGAGTCTTAATCTTATAATGTCTCTTCTCAAGAAATGCAAATCGTTCGTCCTTATCAGGAACCTTACTATCAACCTCAAAGTATACAACTTTGTCTCCAACAGTCATATTATCGGCTTTATTGATAATACACCACCAACCGCCAACACGACCATGTTCAACTCTGTCATATCCTTCGATGGGTTTGATTTCATCAAGAGTAGTTATGTATACCAGAGCTCTCTTTCCATCAATAATCAGTTTCTTTCACCTCTTTATTTTCTTTTTCTATGTCCAACTTCTCTGCAATACAAAGAAGTGCATAAGCTTTCATTGCTTCAATCTGCACACTGGGAGCAAGATTATAATTCTTTGATTCCTTGTATGCAAGATACTTTAAATCTTTCAATTCTCTACTGTTCACCGTAGGACTTGCCCTCCCATAACCTATCTTCTATAAACCACTCAAAACCATTGTAGGGTTCTTTCATGTTTATTGCATTAAGTATATCTTGAGTAACCTTAACTACCTTACGTGCTAATTTACCTGGTTTTGATTTGTTTCCTAATATATGTCGCTTATCACAAATGTAAACAACTGCGTCCTCTAACTTAAGAAAATTATGTTCATTTTCAGGATTTTCAGTATTACGAGCAACAATAGTTTCCAGCATACAACTATATTTACTACCCTTTGCTTTATTACATTCTTCACAAAGGGTCTGCATATTATCAATATGGTCTTCACCTTTAAGTTTAAGAGGTCGAATATGGTCTTTAGTCATCAACATTCCATCTTCAGAATAAAGATTAAAATGTCTTCTTTCAGGACTAGTGCCGTCAGTATCCTCTTCTAACTTAAAATAAGCTCCCTGTCGTCCACAACAAACACAAGTTGTGCCTTTTTGATAGAAAGTGGCATATCTTAAAGATTGCCGATATACTTTAAATCCTTCAACTTCGATACTTTCACGACTTTTCTTATTTACAGTTTCAATTGATAATGCATCTTTACCAAGTAACTCAAAAACTTCATCTATACCAAAAATACCTGACATATATAACAACCTTCCTCCTGTATCAATTATTCTTTATCTTCGACTAATTGATACTCAATAATATTTGGGTATGCGCTAAACAATGGAATTCTCCATCCTGTGGTTGTAATATTGTATGTACAACCTTCTTTAAGTTTACCTTGAATTGTTCCTGAATTGAATTTACCCCTTAGTAATGAATCCGAATTTTCAAATTCATACTGAGTACCATTAGCATCTTCAAACCACACAATATATCCATCAGACTCACCAGAGTAACTTTTATCAGTTACTGTAAGATTTGTGTATTCAGTTGTATGTAAAACAGCAGCAAGTGAACAAACAAACATGATAACAATAATCACTGCCACAAAAATAATCCCACCACAACCTGAATTATCAGACCAGTTACTTCTTCCGTATTTATAACTCATTACTTTTCCACCTTATACTTTCTAGCAAGCTCTTTAACTTGTTCCCTTTCCTCATCACTGAGGTTCCTGTTTGCACCGGGGAATATAAATATCAAATCATTGCCACATTTACGCTTCATTTCATACTGTGCAAGAAGGTCAGCTTCCTCGTATGTTTCAATGAACTCATATAAAGTTTGATACTGATAACAGGGTTGACTATTTATATATCTTTGTTGAAGCTTACATACAGACCAACCAATAGGCCTAACACCCAAGGTCTTATACTCACCAGATACAATCATATCCATCCATTCTTTTGCTTCAATAAGATTATTCTGATTAATCATAATAGTTGACATTGCAGTACAAATAGCATAACCGCACATTTCTTTTTCAGTGCCAGGAATTACCATCTTAGGTAGTTCTACAGTTGCCATTGTACCATAACTTGCTTTGTATACAAGTGTAATTGTATACTTTGTACTGTGCTCTTTATAGTGTTCAATCTTTAATCCAAAAGGAAGCATTTCCTCTAGAATGTCAATCATCAATTTCATTATTTAACTACCTCCAGCATCCATGTAAAGAAATTAGCATTACTGTAAACATAGCCAGGTTCAAGATTATGCGAAACAACTTCAACCCAACTAAAGAACATCCACGTAAGAAGTAAAATACTTGCAAATGCCATTATGTACGAAATTAGATTTCCAATCTTTTTCAACGTCATTATGTAATCAACCTTCCTTTTTTAATCTACATATTTATTATATAGTAAGTATACTCATTTTACAACTAAACGTTCAACAAGTCTATATTCGTAATTGTTATAATCTACATCATTCCATCTATTGATTATCATCTCTACTGTATCAGTTTTAGTCACTGTAAACATCTTATCATTAAAGATACAAGTTACAATACTGTCAATAAAAGGGCAAACGTGTTCAACAATAGTTTCAGCAAAATCACGAATGGTACCACAACTACAACGCCAAATTCCTTGATGGTCAACATATGTGTGCATATTTATTACCTCTTTTTTTATTTTCTAACTTTATTATATATTGACAGTAAAGATATTTCAACTAAACAAAAAAAAAGAATAGCAGTAAAATGCTATTCTTTGTATAATGTTATTTCTTTATTTTCAAGTGTTCTCTCTACATCAATAACTCTTTGATTGGAACTGCCACAATATGGTAAACTTATATTTCTTAATTCATTGATATATGGACCATCAACTACAACATCACACAATCGTAAACAAGTTGTTAAAGAAGTATTATCACTGAAATCATTGAAACATAATTTCAACCCTGTGTACAACCATATATCTTTTTCAGGAAACTTTTCTTTGATATTACTTGCTAATTCAATGACACCTTCAATATTGTAATCTTCAAGTGGGTGTCCACCCGAGAATGTGATGCCTCTAACCCAAGGTTTTTCAAGTTCCTCAAAAATACTTATAACATCAAACTGGGTTATATATTCTCCACCTTCAGGGTCCCAAGTACCTTTGTTATGACATTCAGGGCATTGTATTGAACACCCCTGACACCAAACAACAACTCTAACCCCAGGCCCATTAGAAACTGAATTTTTTTCAATCTTTGCAACTTTCATTTATCTTACTAACTTCCTTAATCTATGAAATAAGATACCACCTAAAGCATTGCCTAACATAACAACTATAATGTTTATTAAGACATTAAGTGTAAACATTCTTGCTGATATGAAGAAACAAATATTCGCAATCGAATGTTCAAATCCCGCAAATATAAAAGCTGCAACTGCAAATACTACAACGATGATATGATTATTCTTATAAGATTCCACTGCAACATATATCAATATATTGCACAGTACGGCTTCAACAAACAATACAACATATGGTGTTAATAACTTTTGTTGTACAATATCAATAGCAACTTCTGACGGAAATAGAAACATCAAACAACAACCAATAATATTACCTGATACTACAATACCCAAAGACATAAGGTCTTTCAATGATGCTGCATAACTAACTACTCCTGTGTACAGCTTTAACTTAAATTGTAGTATTGTTAGTAATCCTATAGAAAATATAAATGCTCCACTAATCAATGTGGGAGCATTTATATAACTTATAGTTGCACCTGATATCATTATTCCTGCTAAAATACTTGATATTAAAATGCGTCCATTATTCATTACCTAAATGCACTACTCGTTCTTTGATTTCTTGTGTGCGTCCTTGATTCCAAAACTCAGTTCCAATATATCCACAGGTTCTTCTGGCTACATTCATTTTATCTTGGTCAGTGTTACCACAGTTGGGGCATTCCCAGAATAGTTTACCATTTGAATCCTCTTGTATTAAAATCTCACCATCATAACCACAAACGTGACAGTAATCACTTTTGGTGTTTAGCTCAGCATACATAATATTGTCATAGATAAATTTGATTACTGACAATACAGCTTCGAGGTTATTTTGTAGATTTGGTACTTCAATATAACTAATTGCTCCACCGGGAGATAACTTTTGGAATCTTGCTTCTGTTGCTAATTTATCAAAAGCATCAATCGGCTCGGTAACATGAATATGGTAGCTATTTGTAATATAATTTTTATCAGTTACACCATCAATAATACCATATCTTTCCTGACACGCTTTTGCAAACTTGTAGGTAACAGACTCAATAGGTGTGCCATAAACAGAATAGTCAATATTTTCTGCTTCCTTCCATTCTTTGCACTTATCGTTCATGTGCTGCATAATCTCTAGCCCTAAAGTTTCACCCTCAGTTTCGGTTAATTTCTTACCAGTAAGAGCATAAACGCATTCCCACAAACCTGCATAACCAAGTGATATAGTTGAATAGCCATCATGTAACAAATCATGAATGCTTTCACCTTTATCTAAACGAGCAATAGCACCGTGTTGCCAGTGTATAGGTGATGTATCACTTGTTGTATTAGCAAGTCTTTCATGTCGCAACTGTAATGCTTTGTGGCATAACTCTAATCTTGCATCAAATTCACTCCAAAATCTATCTAAATCTTTTTCAGCAGACAGACCCACATCAACAAGGTTTATTGTCACAACACCCTGATTGAATCTTCCATAGAATTTGTTACCTGCTTGAATTTTTGATTTAGATTTATCTTCCTTTGTCCTCCAAGGAGTTAAGAAAGAACGGCAACCCATACAAGGATAACAAGAACCTGTACCATCTGCATTTATCTTATATTCAAGCATTTTCTTTTCTGAAATATAGTCAGGAACCATTCTCTTAGCAGTACATTTTGCTGCTAGTTGTGTTAAATACCAATATTTAGTTCCCTCTCTACAATTGTCCTCTTCTAACACATATAGGAGTTTCGGGAATGCAGGAGTAATCCAAACACCCTTCTCGTTCTTAACTCCTTCAATTCTTTGTCTGAGGAATTCTTCAATAACTAAAGCAAGGTCAATCTTTTCTTCTTCATTCTTAGCTTCGTTAAGATACATATTAACTGACAAGAAAGGCGCTTGACCATTAGTTGTCATAAGAGTTACAACTTGGTATTGAATAGTTTGAATTCCTCTTTTTACTTCCTCTGCAACTCTCTGCTCCGTTATACGCTCAATAGCATCTTTCATCTTGTCTGAAAACTCAGTAAGTGTACCTGCATGACAAGATTCAAATGCTAATTTCTGTTCAGCTTCCACTTGTTTACGAATCTTTTGTCTACTTATCTCAACAAAAGGAGCAAGATGTGCTAAACTAATCGTTTGCCCACCATACTGATTACTTGCAATCTGAGCAATAATCTGTGTAGCAATATTACAAGCAGTTGAGAAAGAATGAGGCTTTTCAATCAAGGTACCGCTTATAACGGTTCCATTCTGAAGCATATCCTCAAGGTTAACTAAGCAACAATTAAAGATGTGCTGAGCAAAATAATCAGCATCATGGAAATGTATGATACCTTGATTATGTGCATCAACAATATCATCAGACAATAAGATACGTGTAGTAATATCCTTACTAATCTCTCCCGCCATATAATCTCTCTGTGTTGATGCAATAACAGGATTCTTATTGCTATTTTCCTGCTTTAGTTCTTCGTTATCATTATCTAGTAACGCCATGATTTTATCATTAGTTGTACTAGATGTTCTTCCTAATGTTCTCTTATATCTATATGTAATATATTCTTTTGCAACCGCATAAGCATTGTAATCAATTAACTTATTTTCAATTTGGTCTTGAATATATTCAACATTACGTGTTCGTTTTGAAGTAATGTATGCTTCCGATATTTCTTCAGCAATCAATCTGATTAGTTTTTTGCTGATTCTTTTACTTTTAATATCAATTGAATCATTTGCTTTCTCAAGCGCACGTTCAATCTTAGCAGAGTCAAATTCAACTTCTGCTCCATTTCTTTTTATAACTTTCATGTAATGTCTCCAGTATCAAATATTTCTATATTAAGTTATACAATTTAGGGGTATGAATACACCAATGAAATGTTAAAAAAGTATGGGTCAATCAGTCTTGACCCATACAATACCTATCGAACCTGCAGTGGAATTCCAAGTGTCCCATATCTGCCCTTCTACAATTGCTACGATATGATGTCCTCCACAATCAGCAATAACTCTATGCCAATTAAAAGGCTCTTTGCACAGATTTAATTCCTCACTATAGATTGGGTGTGAGAGTGTCATACAGAACTCTTTGCCTGTGTATTTCGTACCATCATCTTTTTTAGGTTGTTTACAACGAGTCCAACCATTCTTCTTGAGGTATCTATCAATCCCCTCTGTGCTACTCATGTCGAATCCTGTTTCGCATTGAAACTTTGCCATTTCCATAACAACATCTTCGTAGGATTTTTCCATTCCAACACTTAATGCCCTAATAACACAATCAGTTGTTATTTTATTCTTTGGGTTAGCATTATGATAATGGAATGTAGCTGTCTCAGGATATTTTGCTTTTCTTCTTTCAATTAGTGTCATAAAAATTGACCTTCCTTTCCTTTTTACATTTATATTATAATGTATAAGAAACGAAAAGTCAACTATATTATTTATGTAGTAACATTAAACAACGGTCTCCCTTGGCAACAGTGCGCCCGTAAAAGTCTGTTGTAATGTTCAACCTTTTATTGTATTTGCCGAGAATTTTTCCATAGAAATCTCTGACAATCTTATTACCATTTGTTGTGTCATAATCAACAAATCCAATAATTCTTCCGCTATAATCTTTAACTTTATCTCTCTCAATCATACAAAAGTCCTCATATCTTTCAAATGTTCTTTTGCTTCCTCGATTGTGACCGCTATCGCCTGTTGTGCAATAGTTTTACTATTTAACCAGGTATCTATATAACGCTCAATCTTTCGTTGATTGTATTGGAATCTGCTATATGTGCAACTAACTTCACTTAATATAGGCATATCCTCTTCAACCCATTGTGGACCGTACTGCAATATTTGAGTATCTCCACCTTCTGTTTTTATAATAAGAATATACTCTTGAAAAAGACCAGTAGTAGCAATAATAGCACAATTACCTACATCTTCAATTTCAAGTGAACCAGTAGCTTGCATTGAATACAAGTAATCAAACTGCATTATGCAAGCACCTCATATCCAAGTACAAGAAGTTCGTGAGCAACACGAATTTCAACATCACCATTTTCATGAACTTTCTTATGTTCTCTTGAGTGCAATTCACCCTTAAGTTGTATTTTTGTATTAACTGTTAACTTTGATAATTCTCTTGCAAGATTATTCCAAGCAATACAAGGAATATAACTGTTAAGTCTCTTTGTGCCGTCACCTGACATAAGATTATTTGCAACAATGAAGTGAATATTTTGTCTATTATTCTTGTTTGTTCTTAACTCATTTATTTTGCAAATTCTGCCATCAATAGTAACTTTATTAGTTACACCCTCTTCAATTTCATCGGGTTCATCAAAATAAGTGAACACATAGATAACAACTTTATTCTTATCTTCTGATACTTTATATGAATATGAACGAATGTTACCTTGTAAAGTAACTTCATCATTTTCTTTATATCTGTTACTAAAAGATTTGAATCTTAGATTGATGACATCTTCGTCACCATTGGTTCTTTTTGCAATCAGCTTCGCTTTATCAAAGCTAATTCCATCAATATTGTGTGAAGGTTCAATATCTTTTAGTATTCCTTTCAACACTATATCATTCATCAATTTCACCTTCTATCTTTATCGACCATAATCCCATTGTGGTTTACCATTTTTAATACTTGTGCAAATATAGGGGACAGCAGATACCCATCCCTTATCTTGCGTATATACATAAGCTGTAACAAGTTTTTCCTTGTTTTGATTATCTTTAACAATATGCCCGATACCCAAACAAGTTATTGTTTCAGCATACTTTGTTGTACCAAGAGCTCCGTTTGAAACTTTTGTAGCTTCAACATGAAGTTCAAACTCTTCGTTCATTCTTACATCATTGATAGTAAATGTCTTGCTTGAGGTGCTACCACTGTTAAATACTGCTGTCTTATCAGCACTATTTGTTTTATATTTTATTATGTACTTCCAATTCTTGCAAGGCACATTTGATTCTGCAGTAAAAGTGACTGTATTTGCAAGAGTTGAAACATCTTTGATGTTTATTGTAGGTCTTGTGGTGTCACAAACAACAGTTTTAGTTGCAGTTAATCCGCTACAACTTGTTCTTGCAACCGTCAATGTATACGACTTATTCTGGTTTTCATCAAGAGTTACAATGCCAGAATATGTAAGATTTGCAGAACCCGTTGGGTCATTTACTGATGAAGTATTTATTGACCACGTTGAAGCTAATGATACTTTGATATAAGCATTAGCTTGAGTTGCACTAATTGGTGTCAAAGTAAAACTTTCAATGACAGGTAATCTTGTATCGCAAGTCGCTGTTTTACTTGCAGTTAAGCAGTTTGCTGATGTTCTTCTGACATACAATGTATAAGTACCGCTCACTGAACTGACAGTCAAATTAACTGAATGCTCTGTATTAGCTGCATATGTACCTGACCAAGAAGTTGTTGTGCCATCAGGTTTCTTTATGTAATAATTAAATGATTTATTACATTTAAACTTAATATTAGCAGTCGTTCCATTAACAGGAGTCATTGTAAATGTGTTTATTGTTGGTAAAACTGTATCACAAGTTGTAGTTGCTGTCTTTGTTAACGAACTGTTGCTTGTTCGCCTTACGTGTAATGTATATGTCCCATTTGTGCTGGAAACAGTGACTGATTTACTAACTTGTGTATTAGCACTAACTGCAGAAGACCAACTTGTTAATATTGTTCCGTCAGGCCCTTCAAGATACCAATTGCAGTCTTTATTGCATTTAAACTTAACAGTAGCGGTTGTGCTACTTGTTGGAGTCATTGTAAAATCACTTATTGTAGGTCTTGTGGTGTCATAATACACGTAACCCGAATAACCACCAACATGATTGTAAGTTCTTCTGGCCCACAATCTGACATTATGTGAACCTTCTGTAACAGTTAAAGTTTTTGAACTTCCTTTACCCTCACTCCAATCACAAGAGGTCCAACTTCCACCATCAAGCTGATACTGCCATTGGTCACAATTTGCATTAGAGCTGCCAGTAAAACTAATTGATGTTACTGCTTCTGTTCCTTTACTTATTGAAACGGTGGGACCGCTTCTATCAATCTGACCGCCTGCATCAGACTGCACGGAACTACTAATATTAGCGTGATAAGTTGTCTCAACTTTTGTGCTTTTTCCTGCATTTATCCAGTAAACACTATTATTGTAAAATCTTGCATATAGATAAACTGCAGGACAAGTCCCATCGGCATTCGCACTGAATGTTTTTGAACATGTTGCAGTGTCACTATACCCGCTACTTGGCAACCATCCTTTATACGAATTGCTACCTGATGAACTAATCTTACCTGTGTCGGAAACCGCACCACTTCCGGAACTATCAGTTGCTAATCTAACCTCAACATTTGTTGCAAAATTCCACCCATACTTACAATATGCCCTAACACCTTCTACTTTTACAGTAAAGGTATTGTTCACAATATTCCTTGTTGCAGACAATTTGATTTGTCCGTGGAAGTCACCTGTTGACGCAAATAATGCAATTGTATTTGTGTCTTTTGTAAATGACATCTAATCACCCCACAACAAAAAATAACTGCCCTACTTTTACATCAGTTAAAGCATTCTTTTCAGCTTCAGTGCCATATGATTGACCTTTAACTAGCTGTATTCTCTTTATCTCTGATAAATTCATTGTTGAAATAGTTCCTGTACCTGAAGCTGGTGTAATATTATTACTCTTTACATTAAAGCCCTCAAGAGTAGAACTTCCTGTAGTGTTTGACTTTATTGATTTATCTTGTATTGTAATACTACTTGCAACTTTGATTACACTATTTTTAATTTCAACTGTCCCTGCAACTAAAGTATCAGCAAGGCCTGCTCTGTCCGCCTGCCTTACTTTAATGGGTGTTATAGGAAGATTTCCCTCAACACCTTGCCCCACATACATGTAATAATCAGAGGTAATATAGGGTTCACGCTCTTCAAGTTGCTTTGTACTATCAAAGTCTCCGCCATTTAATTGTATCAGTGCGTTGATTGTACCATTATTGATAGACATTATTCGTCACCTTTCGTATCAGATTCAACGACTGAATTTTCAGCTTCTTCTTTCATTGCTTCAATTTCGGCAATCTCATCATCAGTTAAAGGAACACTTTCAACTACTGTTTCACCTTTTCTAACACTTTCAATAAATCGTGCTGCATCCGCAAGCTGCTGTGCATCTTTGTCGGTCTTGATATCTTCCTCTAACTGTTTACGTGTTAAGTCTAAAGAATCAAGATACATATCAATAACTTCCTTGCGTTCTTCATCCGTAGCATTGTCGAAATCAGCATCAATTTCAAGTCCAATATCTGATAAAAGCAATCCATCAAGATGGTCAACATGATGCTGGAAAATTCTTGCAGCTAAGCCAAGCAATTCAACCGACTCAACCTTGCCTAACGGAGTCTGATATGTAACTTCAATCTTGTTATATCTTGTTCTAATAAATGTTTTATCAGGAATTGAATGACAAGTTTCTCTTGATAGTTCAAACCCTGCAACTCTTGTTATAATCGGATTAACAAATGTTCTAATGTCACCATTGAAATTCAAACAGATAATTCTTTTATCAAATCCAATTTGATTAGCAGATAATGCAACCATATCAGGATTTGCACGAATTGTGTTCTTTAGGTGCAAGGTAATATCTTGTAATTCTTTTCCTTTTTTAGTCATATCAAATTCATCACAACGAACAGATAATGCATCATAGTCCGTAACAATGTCTTTAACATACTTATCAACAAATTTAATTATCTTAGCTGACATCTTTTAGTTCTCCTTTAACTGTGTAACAACAAGTTTATATGTGTCTTGCTCAAAATCAGCAATCAGATTAAGTGAATAATCTTCATTAGTGTACAGTACATTTGTCACATTAAGATTAACAACACTCGAATCATCATTTTCTTCAACAAGGTCACTTTTATCAAGTCTGCTAAATGCCTTATTAAATTCAGCGTCTGATTCAAAATCAATTACATAATTCTTGTCTTTTGAAAAATAACCAGGCTGTGTAATGCCTATTTTTGATAATAATTCTTTCATATTTATCTCCAATTTTACATACAATTTATCGTTGTTTAAGAGACTCTAGCACAGCTTGATTACGATGAATAACATCATCAGCTGTATTATTTTCACTCATCTTGAGTATGTTTTTATTTCTTTTTGCATACCCTTCATGTTTTGACTTACGTGTAGGTTTATCAAGTAAGTATTTAATATAGCTCAGCATTTCAAAACTATTTTTTACCGGTTGTATAGTTGCTTTCAACTGCTCCATTCGTTCAGGAGGCATCATACCTTCGTTAACTTCCTGTGACATTTCTGCAAGATTATTTTTTAACTCATTGTATTGCTTATACAATTGTAAATAGTATGCATCAAAATCTTTTCTTGCCATATCTTTAAGTTATCCTTTCATAAAATAAAATGCCTACCACTTGAGTAAAATCAAATAATAGGCATACATAATCTATATTTAAAGTATCTCAAATGTTATCTGTCAATAGTTAAGCTTCTTAATTTTATATATTAAAAAAAGAATTTTCTGTCAAAGAAATTATTACAAAAATCATCGAGCTTCAAGAACTCATTCAATGCTTTAGTTCCAGTATAAGTTGTTGTATATACACCATATTTTTCATTGAATGCTCTTATTGCATCGGCTCTCTCCTTTTGCATAAGCTTCAAGTGTTCTCTAACAGGATTCATGATAGAATCAACTTTTTTATCGTATTCTTCTTGAAGTTTTTGCACTTCTGCTCTTGCATTTTTCAATGCTTCATATGCATTATCAACTGCCTTATCTGCATCTTCAACTGCTTTTGCATACTTTGCTTTTGTTGCCTTTGCAGATTCCTGCTTTTGTCTTGCAGTTTCCTCAGCGGAAAGTAAACTTTCCTCAGTGTCAAAAAATTGTTTTAATTCATCGCTATAGTACCTCATATTATATCTCCTTTACAATTGGACTTACCTTTTCAGGACTTACCTTTGATTTATAGTATAGTATGAAACTTAACTATTTATATATACAATTAGTTAAGAATAATTCTATGGATATCAGCTGCTACTGAATCTGCATTAACTAATATAATATTCTGAGATGCTTTCGAACTTAATCTTAAATCTTTTGCATAAGTGTCGGTACCCATCAATGAACCATTACTAATATGTAGTGTTTCATTCTTTTCATCACACGAGAAATGATGTAAATGAGCACTTAAGATTAAATCGTAGTGAGTTTTTGTCATAAGAGTCAAACTATCGATAACTTTGTTAGGTCTATCTTTATGACCATGTACACCAGCTACTCGATATCTGCCCTCCATCACATCAAATGTAATAATATCATCGCTGTATTCATTTTCATGTATTGTTATATCATCATAGTGCTCAAGTCTTAATTTTAAGTACCAAGGAATAATTCTTACTAATGATTCAAGCTCAAGGGAATCTGATTTGATTGGCTCTAATCTTGAATGATTATCAAGACAATCGTAGTATTCAACTTCAACATCTGCATTTATCATAACATCTGAGATAAATTCTGCAAGCAATTCTGCAACTCTCATTGTTTGACTGATAACATCACATCTTGATTCAAGTCTGATTGTTGAGTGTATTCTGCCAGCGATAAGGTCTGACAGATTTACAATATGTAACTTTCTTACCTCATTAGTTTGACAAAATCTAATTACTTCATTTCTCAAAGCAGTAATTCTTTGTTCACAAATATCAGGATTAAACTTATTCCAATAATTGTTAACCTCAATGCCATAATGCCAGTCACTTAACTGCAATATTGCTTCATTTGTGGAGTCAGATGTCATAGCCCAAGTCTTTTCAGGAAGAATCTTTTTACTTGACATTGTATCAGCAAAGTATTTTGCGATTTCAATGATTGACTCCTCACGAGCAATACGTCTAACATATGCTTGATTCTGGGTTCTTTCTTCTTGAGTTTTGATTCTTTCTTTTTTGTATTCCTGAATGACATCTTTCAATTCATCAATAACTTCAGAATCATTGTTTGAAGTCTCAACAGGTCTGTTTAATCTATCAAATAGCTTGTAACCTTGATGTTTCCAAGCATTAACTGATTTATATCTACCGGTGTTATTATATATTAGGTCACTAATTTCAGCCCAGCTCAACTTAGTTTTCTTGGTTATTTTTAATAGTAATAACCTCTCAATATATGACTGTTCTGATTCATTTTGACCTCTTTTGGTTGCATTAGGTATCATTGTCTTCACCTTTATCTTCCTTAATTTCGATAACATCAACTACTTTAGGTTCAGGTTTGGTTGCATTTGCTAATATAGCCTTAACTGCATCTAGTACCTTTTCCCTTGAGTCTCTGTCAAGTCCATTATCAATATTTATGTTAACTTGATTATTCTGCATCAGCTGAATTGCTGGTGTTTCCTCAACGAGATTAAGATTTTTATTTGCCCGGTCAATCGCGTTTTCAGTAACTTGCATATATTTAATCAAATCATCATTACTAAAGTTTGCAGGATACTTTTCAAAACGTTCGATTACTTGGTCTGTAACTTTATCAAGTAATCCATTCATTTTGATAACCCTCATTACGTTTCTTTTTTGAGCATTTAGATTGAATAATGCTGTTAAATCCTTTACCTTATCAATATCTTGCTCATCAAGAATCTGCTGAGCTATCAACGCTGTTTTTTCGTCCAAGGGAATTAAATCCAGCGGTGGAACTCCTTTTACTAATTCATCCATCAAAACAAATCCTTATATGTATTAGTTATTCTTTTTCCGAGTGTTTCATCAATTTCTAACTTTAGAGCACTCTGTTTATTTCTAAACGTATCTTTTATTGAGGTTTCAAGTTTACGTGACGGAATGAATTTATAATATATTCTATCATCAACACACGCTATTGTTAATTGGCCAATTCCAATATCAGTGGTAACTAGTTCCTCTTTATCACAAATTGATTCTTCCACATTATGACTCAATATTGCAATTGTTTTATTGGCCAATTCCTCATAGTTATACTTACCCACAGTAGTCAGAACTGAAAGGTCTTCAAGCAAATTTCTCATTTTAAACCTCTGTTTAATTTTTTAAGCACGTTCATTTCATCTTTGGTGCTTAAGTAAGAATAACTATTTTCCAAAGAGTGCTTGTAAGAGTTCAAGGAACTCTCTAACCTATCTTCAATACAACTCTGCATAACCTGATTAGGTGTTCTTTTATGACTATTGAGTTCCTCTAATATATAATACAATTTGTCCCTAAATAGCATCTTTATTTCTACCTGAATTAAAATTGTAATTTTTCAATATATCTTTAACATTAACATAGTTATTCTCAATTATGTCAATGGGTAAATCTTTTTTATGTAGCACTTCAAGTGCCTTATTGTAATCTTTATGTTCAATATCCACTTCTTGATACAATAGCAAAGCATATAACATATTTTCCAATTCATCAACAGTTGGAATTGTTATAGTTAAACCACCATAAAACTCACAAAGTTTAAGTAAACTATCTCTATCAAGTATATATGCAAGTTGACTCAACGCTGAATATTCAGGTATATCACTCATCTTATATAATGCAAACATCATTAAACTATAGATGTCTACTGTTTTAAGATTATTGATTTCATTCTTAATATTCATCTTGTGTACTTTCACACTCCTTGATATATGCTTCAGATTCTAATAACATCATATCTTGCGATATATTTGTATGTAGTATTTCACTTAAATCTTTTGCAACAATATGCTTAAGTTGTCGTGTTAATACTGTTATGTAATTCTCCATTGATTTTGGCAAATGAAATAATATTGTGGAACCTTTTTCATTTGTAGTATAAAAATTATCAATATGAGAATCTTTTAATCTTCCTGTGCCCTCCAAATGTGCTATTCTTTTAGCTTGCATTTTTGATAATGTAACACTGTTCAAAAATGATAACATCACACTTATATAAATATTTAACCACTCGCTTGTAGTCTTCTTATATGGTAGGGTTGATAAAAATTTCTCGCAAGTTCGATTAACATTTCCAAGTGTACTCTCAAAATCAATCAGTGTCAATGAATCAACTGAATTAGATATAATTCTGCTGTAATCAACTTCAAGGTCTTTAGCTTCAATAACTTTTAATGTTTGAGCATATTCCTCTTGCTCAAAATCAACTTTCAAATGATAAAGAATATTCTTTATATAATTAAGTACACTCTTTATCCTTTGCATCTTATATCCAGTGTTATCTTCATTAGGTTGCCATTGTTTTTTATTTGTCAACCTAAAATAAACTCGATTTGCTCCATATATAGCAAATGAATCATAATAATGATGTCTACTAAACAATTGTGCTTGTTTTGCAAGCATCATTATGATATGATATAAATATTGATAAACAGTTGTTTCATCAAATGAATCAGTATATATATTTTCATCAATATATATACACATTTCAGTATATGAAATATTTGTTGGTTTTGTGTATGTCATCTTATCTTGCTCACACCATTTGCATCTTTTACAACTACCAGTTCTCTGTCATAAGGTATATCAATGTCAGAGTGATGTGATATAATGTACACGCTACTGATATCTGATAATTTAGTGGAAATAAGATTTATAACTTTTTCGCAACCTATTCTATCAAGGTTATCAAATATTTCATCGACCACAAGAATGTTTGACGAAAAACCAAGAAATTTACACATCATATCTCTAATTGCAAATTGAATGATAATATCAACTTTTTGTTTTTCTCCACCACTCAATGTTTCATACTGTTTTCCATCATATGTAATGGACAATAAGTTTCCATCAAGTTTAAATTCAATTCTATCAGTATCAAAGATATCTTGAGAATATTCCTTTGCTTTTTCGTTGATAAACTTGATGACATTCAAAAGCAAGTAACCTCTAAAATCTCTTGTGACAACTGTATTGAATTTTGAAATAATATCGAGCCGTGTTTGTAAATCACTCTTAACATTATTATTATACAGTATATCCTGTGTTAACGCTTCTATTTGTAACTTTATTTCGGATAATCTGCTATTACACTCATCAATGTTTCTCTGCAAATTATCTATGTTATTCTGAATTGAATTGATTGAATTATTCTGTGACTGAATAGTTGAAACAACTGAACTTATTGATTTTTCAAGCTGTAATTTTTGTTGCTTTAAACTATTGAGCTCTATAGTTATACTTGAATCTTTTGATTTGAACTCTTCCTCAACTCTCTTACGTTCAGAGAAGTATTCTTCCTGCAATGTATTTCTAAGTTGTTTCTGTGCAAGATATTGTTGATTCAAAAATTCAACTTGATGCTTAACCTCGTCGGTGTTGGGTTTATGAACATCAGGTAATTTTTGTTTACATGTCGGACATATATCAGTAATCTTTTCAAGTTCTCTCAACTTTGTTTCCGCAATTTGATACGATGTATATAAGTCATTACATGTATTTATGTACTCTTGCAACGGCTCTCTATATTTTGTATCAATTGCAGTAAGTTCCGCATCTCGTTGAGCGGATAAATTTCTACTTTCAGTATAGCATCTTTCAATAGTTTCATTTATTAAGACCAAAGAAGAATTTAATTGAGTTTCCTCCTCTTTTGATTGAAAAAGTGCTTTCTTAGCTTCCTCCAATAATGCAACATAATCAACAACATTCTTAAAGGAATCTAACAGATTTTCATCTTTTGATTTATTCTGCTCACAAATACTGAGAGTTGTTGTTTGCTTCAATATGTTATCTTCAACTGTTCTCAAATCTTCTGACAGTTTTGACTTTCTGTTTGAAATCCTATTCTTTAAGTCTTGAATCATGAAATCAGATTTTGAAAGTTTCTCTAAAACTTCCTTACGTCCTGACGGAGTATTATTAGAAAATCGTTGAGGCATTCCTTGACCAAGAATGATAACTGAACCAATCAATGAACTTGTTAAATCAGGTAAATATTCATTTAGCAATTTTTCACTGTCACGAATACCTTTTCCTGACACATCTTCACCATCAATGAAAATCTTTAAGGTTGTTTTATATTCTTTATGTTCTTTTGTCCGAATAATCTTATATTCTTTAGCGTCAACATTGAAATTGAGCTCCACAAGAGCTCCACCGTCAGTATTTAGATTAACAATATCTTTACAGTTACCACGAATTGTCTCTCCACACAAACACCACGATATTGCTTCCCAGATAGAACTTTTTCCGCTACCATTACTTAACGCATTATCAGATGGATTTTCATTCACACCAGTAACAAAAGTGTATCCGTTATCTGCAAGATTAACTTCGACTTTACCTAAAGAGAGAAAGTTTTCAATCTTAATATTCTTAAAATTTAACTTCATACTATCCCTCGACAATCTTATCTAATTCTTCAATGATTTCTTTTGATGACCCAACTTCACTCTTGATATAATCAACAAATTGTGATAGATGGTCCACTGTTACTTGTGGTGTATTCTCTACAGGAATGTTTATATCGGAAACCATATCAATAATTATTCTATATTCAATCAAATTCGGTGAGTTTGCAGCAAGGTCTTTTATCAAGAAATCATTCTCTGGTAAAACTTTAATAGTTACTACTGCATTATTCCCGAGACTGTCAATAGTTTCACATATAACTCTTGCATCTGCTTCATTGTCTCTATATGTGGAAAAATCTAATTTATAGAAATTCAATGCATAAGGATTCTCAATCCATTCAATTTTATGCTCCACAGTATCAAGTAGTAATACATAATGTCTATAGATTGAAGCATCTTCACTGAAATTTTGTCCAGTTACATTTCCTAAGTTAATAATCTTGTTTCCTACTTGTGAAGAGTTATGCAGATGACCATTTACAAACAAGTCACAATTTTCTTCGATTTCACTGACAGAAAAACCTTCAGTTGATAAAAATTTTCCCATCTGTATATCTTTTATATCATTATGAGAAAAGATAATTCGATTTTTGTTGGTCTGAGGAAAATATTCAGACAAAGGTTTCCTATTTGATTCTAAAATGTATGGCAGAAAACACAATTGTGTTCCATCACCTGTATCATATACACCTGTTGAATCAACAACTGTATGGTCAATCGGCATATCAAACAAATGGGCTGAGCTAAATTGTAAATTACTTCTTCCCATTTCATGATTACCAACTAAGAATGTATGGGGCATACTTGCCCATATAACTTCTTGAAGTGCTGTAATTTCTTCACTATTCAATTCAGCCCTGTCAAAAAAATCTCCTAAGCACACTATCCTGTCGCATTGTAGCTGCTCGGCTAATGATTCAGCCCAGTTAATTGATTGAATTAGATTCTCTAATCTAGTTGAATACTTTGAACCTCGGCTTCTAACAATACTTGAGTATGAACACCAATGTGGGTCCGCATAAACAAGTAGTCTCATTCTTGAACCTCCTTAATATGTCATCACTCTGCATATGACATAATCAATCAACCATTTGATTTCAATATTACCGCTTTTTAATTCTTTGTCAATATTGTTTAAAAGTTGAAATGCAGCAATCAATTGTTCCTTAGTATACACCCTCGGCTGTTTATTGAGTGCGTATATCACATTTGACTTGAGTCCTGTATTATCAGGTGTTGCTTGTTTTGCTAACCACACTTGTATAAGTTTTTTAAAACCTTGATAAAGTAAAGTCACAACACCTAAGGGTTCAGCATCAAAACTTTTTATTTCTTTTAATGCATTTTTTAAGGTATTATAGTCCCTACTTGTGACTGCATTTGTTATGTTAAATACATTGAAACTTGATAAATCAACAAAGGCTCCATCATGAAGCATATCATTGAATAAATACTTTTGTTCATTCACACCAAACAACCTAAATTTATCAAGTTCATTTTCAAGTCTATAAATATCTTCACCACTTGCACTAATAAGCCAATCCAAGGATTTGTGGTCTACACCCTCGGCAACTGAATACATATAATCTTTCAATTGCCAGCCTTCAAGTTTAGGAATATTGATAATATACTCCGAGTATATGGATAAAATGTCCTTATCTTTTATCTTGTTAACTACTATATATAAGTCTGTTTCATATCTTAACTTATCTGATAGCGTTTCAATTTCTTTTGTTCGGTATACTCTTATACCGTCTTTTACATCGGACATTCCAAATATATCTGCAACTCCACTTGATAAACTATCAATTGATTCAAGATATTGTATTTTTTGTTCTTTGATTTTTGCAATTTCACGAATATACTGGTCAGCTACAAATGGCACATCTTCATATACAAATATAACCAGCTGATTACCCACTGTTTTTTGTTCTATCGAAGTTTTAAATTCCTCAAGTGTCATTTACTAGCCTCCTCATAAACCAGTTTAAGCCTAAACAAATAATGCTCAAACAGCTGTAGTTTATTTATATGCGGAATCTTTGTATCATTGTAAAACTCATCAGTCACTAGATATGCTTTATATGGAATCATTCCTTTAATATATAGATTCATGGCAACATGAATAAGCACGAAAACAAAAACATTGAAATCAAACAACTTATCATTGTCCTTGAAGTTAATACGATTAGGAATTGTTAGTATATTTGAATAATTTGCAATACTAATTTGTAAAAATATCTTCTCACAAAATGATTTCATTTCAGTCACAGGATGCTGTTCAAACAACCTAACACGACCGGGTGTATCTGCAAACTCTAGTATATCTGTATTGGAGCTTGTGCAAAATTCAAGAAGCTCTTCCTTTGTATACTTCTCGAAACTTAGACTGACACATCTATTGATTACAGTGTTTAACAATTGTGTTTTCGTTTCAGCAAGTATAATGATATATGAATTTTTTAATGGTTCCTCAAGAAACTTCAATATCATATTTTGCTCTTTTACAGATATGCTGCTGCTATTGATTAAATATATTTGAGGAACCGGTTTCAGAGTAATCTGCTCCAACACTTCCAATGATAATGTTTCCGTTATGTCTAAAACAGGAAGACCTAATTTTTCCGAAATGTATGAAGTCACAGTATGCTTACCACAACCATAGTCACCCTCAAAGAGTAAAGTTCTTGGTAATGTTCCTGTATCAATATATCTATCTATAAGCTGTAATAATTTTACCTGACCAACCATTTATTCCCACCTTGATATATGTAAGAATGTTGTTTCAACTGTTGTTCTAACTGATGTGTCATTTTTAATTCTATTTTTTAACTCGAGAAGTTTATCAACAATGTGCATGTAATATTTTTCAGGATTCTCAAAATTTACACTTGCTTGTAGTTTGTCCTCAAGACTTGAAGGAATACCAATCATATCAGTTGATTTAAACAAACAGTATTTTGTAACATCCAAACAAAAATTAAAGAATTGGTCAACAAAAAGTTTCAAGTCATTACCTTTATGATAGATTGTAGAAATTGTTTTTGCTACTTCTACCTGATTACTGTCAATAATATTATTCACCAATTCAAAAAACATATCATAAGAATACGTACCCAGAGCATCAAGTGTATTCTGGATACTAATATCAGTACTCAAAGATGCTACCTTTTCAAGAGTTGAAATTGCATCACGGGCACCACCATCACTTATTTTTGCAATGTAGTCAATACTTTCTTGATAATTAGTAAAACCCTCTTTCTGGCAGATAAATGCAAGACGACTTCTAATCTGCTCAGTACTAATCTTACTTAAATTATAACGCTGGCATCTATTTACAATAGTACTTGGAATTTTTTGAGGGTCCGTTGTACAAAACATGAATATTGTAAACTCAGGAGGTTCCTCAATGCATTTAAGAAATGCTTGCCAAGCCTGATTACTTAGAGCGTGACATTCGTCGATAATATAAATCTTATACTTACTACTAATTGACCGTTCCTGAGCTCCTTTGATAATCGTTCTTACATTCTCAACACCATTGTTTGATGCAGCGTCAAGTTCCTCAAGTCCTGCTAAACTACCATTTATTTTACTTGCTAATATTCTTGCAATTGTAGTTTTACCAGTTCCTGAGGGCCCTGTAAATAAATATGTATGCTTGTATTCTTGCAGCTGTGTTTGTCGCTCAAGAATCTTTATGATTGAACTTTGTCCGCAAACATCCGTAAAATCTTTAGGACGATAACGAACTGCTAATGATTCAGCCATCAATTATCTTTCCTTTACAGTTATTCTTTATTATATTATAAATAGGGTTAGTCGGAAATTCAACTAACCCTATAATTTTGCAACAATATGAGTTCCTTCTTTTGGTAACCATAGACCTAGATATGAATCCTGTTTGTCTGTTTGAGTTTCATACTCAAACCCAATACCATCCACCTTTATCATGTTACCATAAACATCAACTATTTCAATCTTTAGATACTCACTAACAGGAACAATTCCTTTATTCCAATTTGAAGACAATGAAAAATTTGGAGGTTCCTTAAGAATATAGGGAGCAAGTTGAAGAATACAACACAACCCTTTTACATATGGGTCTTCAATGATATTGCTATGTTTAGGAATTTTTATAACAGATGTGTCGTCGTTATAATCGGGCAAAGGAGCCCTAACTTTCTCTAACTCCCTTTTTACTACATCATTCATTACGTGTTCCTTCGTCGATATATGAACTCATCATATCAGCCATGTATAACATCAACGCTAAAGGATATTGATTAAACACTTCTCCAATATTGTCCTTTGCACTATCCCAGGACATACTTCCCATATGATGAAGAATAGCTACACTTTCATCTAAAGTTAGAGGGATATACTGGCGTGTAATAAATTCTGAGGAACATTCATGAGAACCATATACAAATGTTTTTTCTTTACGCTTCCATTCCAGTGAAGGAATCCATTCATATCTTCCAAGATTATCATACTGCTTGCCGTCGGGTTTGTAAACTTTATTATTCTTAACATATCTTTCATATGTGTTCATCTTACTGATATCATGTAATAAACCAACAATTTTCAATGAATCATCATCGTAACAAGCAGCATCAAGCCCTTGTTTCTTTTCAACAAGATGAAGGAGGTTATAGTAAACATTCAAAGAATGTTGACAGAGTCCACCTTCAAAATTTGAATGATATTTTGTTGAAGCAGGTGCTACAAAAAAGTCAGAATTTTCAAGTTTTTCGATTAACTCAGCAATAAGTGCATTTTCACGCTTGATTGATTTGAGTAAAGTAATAAATTCATCTTTGTTTGAAAGAACTTCTTGTTCAGTTAAAGCCATATAGCTATCTCCTTAAAATAACTAAGCTATGAGCCTTAGCACAAGGCTCATAGCTTATATCTTATATGTATATTACGCTGTTACTTTGCCAGCAGCAACCAAAGAACGCTTATAAGCTACGCGGTCCTTAATAGTAATATTATCTTTTCCTGTATGCTTACCATCACGCTTTGCATTGAACTCTGCCTTAAACACAGGGTCAACGTTATAACGAACTGTTAGATAATTAAGTCCCAGCTTATTTGCAATTTCAGAAATGCTTGACTTCTTTTTATACATTGAAGCCATTTTCTTGAGGGTTGCAGGAGCAACTTTTCTCTTACGGTCAAATTCAGTTCCCTGAATCTTAACTGTTGCATCCAATGCGTCATCAGTCATTGTGAGCAGTTCAATTTTTCTTTTGTCAGTAATCTTCTTTGCCATCTTTGAATCCTCTTTCATTATGTATTCCGTAAAGTTTATTTTCTTTACATTTATATTATATAGTAGAAGTAAGATTATTTCAACTATCCCTTACTTCTGACTATGAATTTCATCCAGTTTTGTTTTTAACTTATGTAAAATATCCTCATAGGTTGATTGAGTATTTTTGTGAAGAAGCATCTTAGATTTATTATTCTTGTACCAATTAAAAATTTCATACAAATCATTTTTTGCCCAACTAAAGGCCCAATGGTCACAAACCATTTCAATGATGTACTCATATGGCATTTCAAGAGCCTTATTACCACCGTCATCTTCTCTAAGCAACCAATGCTGCCAGTGATGTGGATTACAATGTTGATGATGCAACCAAGCAACATCAAATTCATCATTTACCTCTTTTGTTTTCTTTCCATAAAAATACTCACAATATGCATAGTATTCTTCATCATCATATTTAGATGCATCATGATTTGAAATGATACTACCTAAATAATCAGCATCATATCCATCAAATAATTCTGAGAGATTCTTGCATAACCAATCAAATCCTATTTTAACATTTCCAATATGTTGTGTTAAATACTCATTATAATCATCACGCATTTTATCATCCATTAACAGTTTCCTCCTGAATCAACTTGTCAAGTTCAACATTACATTGTTTTTGTAAATCTAAACAATTATATACTTTAAACTGTGCATCAGGATTAACATAATCGAAATGCACAAGATAACATCCACCAATAGGTATTCCTAACTCTCTTTGAATTATTGCTTTATACATATTCAACTGAATTGAATAGTGTGTTAAACTTGAGTCAGGTAAATGAGCAAATGATTCTTTCGCCCACTTATTAAAATAATTTGTTGTTGTAAATTCTTTTAGATTTTTATAGTCCCAGATTTGAAATTCTTGAGCATAAGCATTCCAACACAACATATCAATATTGCCAGCTATTATATCTTTGATACCAACTGTATATTCAAGATGAATAGGATATAACTTACCAACAGTATCTTCGTGAAATGCTTTTGCCTGTGGAAGTAGAATTTCAACTCTTTCCTTTACTTCTTCATAGATACCTTGCTTTACTGCTTGAGAATAATCAATATCAAAGGTTTTACCTCTTTTTGCATTTTCCATAAAACTATGAATAATAGTACCTGCTGTAGCGGAAATATCACCTTTTCTTTTCCACTCATCTAACACATCTTTTTGCTCGAGACCATGTTTTGCAGCATATTTTTTACTAATAGTTTCAGAATCAAAAGGCTCAAAAAATCTGTCAATAAATCCTGTGACAGAATGTTTAACTTTATTTCCGTTATAATAATATGAATGAGTACTCTCAACAAAATTATAGCAATTAAACTTCTGCCATATTAAAATTGAATCAATATCCATTACCACACCTCTAAAGTGAATTAACAAGTGTTTCAAATAGATACTCGTCAATTACATAATAATTCTTTTCATCAGGCCCAAAATTAAAAACAAGAGCTGAATAAGGTTTTCCCATAAATAGTGCTTCTTTTTCATTCTTTTCAAGCCATTCTTTTTGTATGCCAATTGATGTTGAAGGCTTAACTTTGGTTTTACACTCAAGAAGAAACTTATCTAATAATACGTCGCCCTTTTGAATGGGGGTAGCTCCACTATTTAGAGTTCTATCACCATTGAACCGTGAAGCTACCTTACTTTCTTGTTTTTTTGAATATTGTCTTGTAGGACCTACTTTATCTATTCTTTGCCTACGCTGGGGCATTAGTATTTGACTCCTCATCAATATCATTATTCTTAACTGCTGATTCTTCTGCTTTGATTTCTGCGAGTACTCTTGCATCAAGAAGACTTCCATAATCATTAGCTGTAGCCTGAATATGTCTATTTAACATCTCAAGATATTTTACTTGAAAATCAGGATTTTCTGCAAGAAAGTCTTTTAGTTTTTGCTTTCCAACAAATTTTAGCGGATTATCATTTTCGTCGGTATAAGGCTCACCCGTTTCCAAATTCATAAGAATATAAGTCATGGAGTTAGGTCTACTAATAAACTCATATTTGATTGCAACTTCAAGCAAATCAAATGCCCAATCAAGACCAGTATCGTATCTAAATGTTAAGAAACCGCCACCCCTTTGAGTAGAAGCAGTTTTATTCTTTGTTGTTGCAAATGAAAGTCTAAATCCATCTGCATTTTCACCATCACGACAATCCACTTTATCGCCCTGTGTGAATGTTCGTGTTCCAAATCTTAACTTGATTGATGCATAGTATTTAGGTGCATGACCACCAGGTTCATCATAGATAGCAGCCCCTGTAAATGTTGTGCCCACCTGTCTTACCTGATTAATCAATAACAAAATATTCTCTTTTGTTGATAAGGTGTCCAGCATTTTACGAATAAACTTTGCAAGAGGTTTTGCGATACTTGCAGCCATACCATTATCTTTTTCCATATCTGAGTCATAATCTCGTGAAGATACAAGTGCTGCAATTGAGTCCATAACAATCATTCCAATGTCATCAGAATCCTGCAGCTCAATAATTGTCTCCATAATCTGTTCACCTGACATACCATCAGGATTAACATATAGGAGTTTTGTCAAATCTAAACCTGTCATTGCAGCTTGGAATGTTTTATCAAGTGAGTGTTCAACATCAACAAATACACTTGTTTTATCAGGATTAGCTCTCTGATATGCTGCAAGAAATACACAAGCTGCTGTTGTTTTTCCCGAGTGCTCTTTTCCTGACACAGTTACAATTCTGCCATAAGGAAGACCACCATATAACGGAAAATCTACACCGAGGTCATTACAAGGTAATCTACGATAAGATGGCATTACATCAGCTGTAATTGCTAACTTATCATTCTTATATGCACGATTAAGCTTTTTTGCTACTTCAAGTACACTTGCCATATAATCTGTCCTTTACGAAATTACTTCGGAAACCATCTTAGCTTCCTGCATACGAGTCATCAACACTGTTTGTAAAGTATTTACAACTCTATGTGCTTCATCTAATTTTGTTTTCAACATATTAGAAATAAGGGTATGAATTTCATCTGCAAGTATTTCAGCAGATGTATTTAAAATAGCTGCATTTTCTTTTGCACCAACAGTGCCTGCAGCTTCATTAAACTGAACTGCATAAGCTTGCTTTCTAATTGTTTCGGCTAAGGCAGCTTTAAATGCAGATTTTTCTTTTACTTCACTAAATGAATATGCTTTCAATGACAAACGAGTCATATAATCACGCAACTTATCATTTGTCATTGTCTCAATATCATTGTACGCTTGTTCAAGAATTACGTCTAATTCTGCAGTTGTGTTTGCAAAAACATCATTTGCAATTTCAATCAACTCTGCATAAGTTGTATCAATGTTTGATAGAGCAGCTTCAACATTTGCTTTCATTCTTCATTCTCCTAAAATAATTCGGTTTTATGAACTTTAGGTTCATCGTCCTGGTTAATTGAAATCAACCTCTCATAGTCACCATTTGAATGGATATAGATTCCTTCTAAACCGCTATAAGATAATTGCTTCTGTAAGTATTCTTCCCACTTTTTTGGTTTATGAGTGTATGAATCTTGTTCATCAACAATAATGTTCTTATCATTAAATTTTAACTTTGGAACATTCGGTTTCTGAAATACTGCAAGATATTCAACATTACTTTTAAGTGTGTTGGTTAAAGTATAAAAAAGATTATCAGTTTTTGTAATCTTTACCCACGGAAGTAATGCTTTGAACTCATAATCCGATTCTTGATAAACGGTAAACAGCCTTGGTAGCGTATTAACATCTACCCACATAAATAGATACTTAATATCAAATGTCTGAAAAATATCAATAAGCCCTATGTTTGACCATATGTAAGAATACTGACCCCTATTTAAACAAGGAGGTTCAATTACAGCATAATCCATATTATTTACATTCTGCTTAACCCAAGAATCAAATTCTGAATTTATGTACATCAATCACCCTCCTGCAATTGTTTTAATATATTAAAATCGCAGTCAAGAAAAACTCTTTTCTTTACAGCGGGTATCTCAATTATTCGGTATTCATCCGTTCCCAACATCTTAATGTTTACAGATTTCTTACCATCATTTTTTAACTTTTCAAATGTTGCTATTGGAACATAACAAACTTTATCATGTTTTATGAACCATAGCATAACTCCAGACCTAACACCTTTTTTACCTTTTCTCTCAAGTAGCTTATCATATTGAGTTAAAGCTGACAGAGCAAATGTATTTTCGTGTGTTGTTTTACATTCAAGATAATATAGATGTGGGTACCAATAAGCTTCAAAATCACATACATTTTTTGAACCTTTAAATCCTGACATCTGGTCTGGAAGTCGTTCAACACAAATATCAGGCAGTTTGAGGAGGTCCTGTTTTACTTTCTCCTCAAACACCTTTCCTCTATTTTGAGCCACTTAGGCCTCAGTGCATTCGGGAATTACCCACTTAATCATTCCCTCTGATAGTACAAATGCTTGACTATTGCCAAAAGCAATATTTACAAACTGATTTACGCAACTTGCAAGTGTTTTGGTTAGGTCGCCACTGTCAATAAGTGCGCTATATGTATCAATTCCTTCAATTGATTTGCTATATGGGATTTCTTCTTTGTTGATTCCCATACGGTCTGACACAACAACTGCATCACTTCCAAATTCAAGTTTTACAATTGCCTGTGAGAAATCGGCTTTACTTGAAGTCTGATTGAATAGCATCAATCTATCAATGGTCTGAAGTAGGGTATCTTTGTTAACTGCAACAGCGTAAGGATATACTGAATTTGCACGACCTCTAACAGGGTCAACAGGATATGATACAAACATACTATCGTCACAACTAAGGGCTGCTGTAATATACACACCAGGTGCTTCAAATGAAACAACAGTTGCGAAAGTATCATTGTTAATCTTATTATGACCAACAGTCATCTTAACTTTTGTATCCTTAAACAACTTAAACAACTTAACAAGTTTATCATTAAGAAGAAGTTTTGAAGTCATCGGAATATCAAACTTATTAACACACGCACCAGTTGTAAAAGTAATAGCTCCCTCTTTATCAACATAATAGAGACGTTGAATTGGTTTAGAAATTGTCCCTTTACCTAATTCCTTGCTATTGTAATTCACAAGAGAACGAAGAATAGAACTATCGACGTCAATAGTTTCGTTTACTTCTTCAATGCTAATGCGAGGTAATTCCATAAGTGCTTCTCCATCATAGATAAGAGGAATCTTATAATCACCATTACACTTGATATGTAAAGAATTACCATTTGTATTCAATTCAATTGTTTCAGAGGTTACCTTTGCAATAAGTTTTAGGAAAAGATTTGCATTAACGGTTGCGTGGAATGTTTCAGCAACTTCGATGTCCATCTTAATTTCCACAAAATATTCTCTGTTAGTTACTGCCATTGTAAATACACCGTCGGAAGCACTAATCTCAAGAGTTTCAGTTACTGCAGAAAGAACATTCGAGTCAACTGCGCTAAGAATTTTTGCACAGGAATCCTGTAGCAATTCTGTTCTAATAATCATTGAGTCATCTCCATTATATCTTTTTTATTTTTATTATAATATGTTAGTTTGAAAAATCAAACTTATCTATAATTTTTTGAAATTCATCTATTGTGTTGAATGAAAAACCTTGATAATCTGATACCTCTATAATAGCTGCGGGCATTACTGTTTCATTAAACACATCAAGGAATTGCATTTCATTACCGTGCTTATGTATATAGTTGCCATCTTTTTCAATTTGGTCACGAAATTCTTCAAGATATGAGAGCAACTCTAAAGCATTACCATAGAACAAACTTAGGTCATGATATCCCGAAGTACAAGTTTCGCCATATTTTGAAAAATATACTTTCACGCCCCTACGTTCAGGAATAATCCAAACATATGGATTATCTTCTTTTTGACAAGGAATTAAAAATTTACCTATATATCTATCTTGAAGTAATCTGTACAAGCTTACCTTATGATATGAATCGCCCCATTGAATGAAGACCTTATCATCAGCTTTCAAGGATAGTTGCTGTAATGCTTTCATTACAGCGTCTCCACAACCTTTACCTGAATCAATAATAATCTTATCAGAAGTGTCAAACCATGATTGATTCTGAGTTGAACAAACAACATAAACAAGGTCACACACTTCATGCATATTTGCCATATTCAAATCAAGCAACGTTTCTCCAATGGGTGTGTCAAGCAACGCCTTTGGTTTCTCACTAGCAAATCTTTTTTGATTTCCCGCGCTTATGATTAATCCATAAATCATTTTTTACTTAACAACTCCAATATACAATGTGTTTCTTCAACACCACTTGTGTTTACATATGCAGTACATTTACTTGCAATGTCTGCATCATTACCAAAGTTAACTTCGTCTCCAATATAAAGAACTTTCTTATTCTTACAATCTAAAACATCCAGAAGTTTTGCCTTAGTGTTGTTTATATGTATGATATCTAATGTCGTATTACCTGTTGTGACTGCCTTGCATTGGCTGCATCCAATGTTTTTAAATACATAGTTATTTAGGTAATCGGCAAGAATTCTCCTTGTAAAACCATCAAGAGGCTTTATCTTTAAATAAGTAGTATCATTTTCAAATTTAATTCCATCAGGAATAACATTGTATCTTCTTGATAGATAATCAACAATAAGTTTTGTAGTTTCATTGTCCATGATAAAATCAGAAATTGAATCAACTAACTCACCTTTACGATAGCAATTAGTATTTGCATCAGCCCACACATCCACATCAAATGAATCAAAGTGAGCACCATAAACTGTGACTAACTTATTATGAATACTTTTGTAAGAGTTACCTGAAATAATTGCACTCTTGTTGCTTAAATTTTGATTCATCAGTTTAAGATTATCAATAGAATAGTATAAAGACTGAGGATTTATGGTAGTGGCATCTCTTGCCCACAGTGTATCATCAAAATCAAACAATATTGTATCATATGAATCAGCAGAATCAATACCATAATACAATCTTAAAATTTCTGCAGCATACTTATCGGGGTTATGCTTCCCGTTGTAAGAATCCATTGATTTGAAAACAATGTTCTTTGTGGGATTTTCTTCTTTCAAAATTTGTACTGCATCAGTATTCTCAAGAATAAGAAAATCATTTAAGTTCAACCCGAGTTCTTCAAAAAACTCGATAAATTGATTACTTCCAACACCATAAGAATCTTTGTCACATTCGTTGTTTATTGCCCACACTTTCTTTGCAGTAGATGCATTTATATACTTATACAAATCACCATACTGTAATGTAGGATAGATTGAGCTCCAGAATGTTCCAGTTGAAATAACAATATAATCAGCCCACTGGATTGCGTTAACTGCTTCTTGATTCAACTCATTGTTATAATCACCGATATACTCAATACCAACAATAGGGTCAGAGGGATTACAATATTCCACAATATCCCCTTCATCTTCGA